GAAAAGCTTTTAATCTGCTCTAGGCTACTAGCTAGTGCGTCTTTCAACACAAAAAATGTTGATGGCAAAATTGTTATTGGATTTATCTTTGATAAAATGTCGGCAAAAACCCCTTTCTGTTGGGGGTTTGCTCCCGATACTTGCAAAATGTTAAAATACAGGTTCAAAAACGCTTTCTTTGTTTGGTCTATCATAACTGCGTATTCGTTAAAAAACGCATCTGTCATTTTGTTCAAGTCGTCATCATAATACCTTGATAGGGTTATTACGTTTTCCAAAGCGGAAAACTTTTGTAGTTTGGCTGTTGCCTCGTGAAAAAAGTTAATTAAATCACCAAACACTTTTGATTCGTAGGTTAGTTTAATCCCATACTCATAAGTGTAGGCTTTGTTGAACTTTTTGTCTTTAACCACGAAAAGAGATTTTAAAGTGTTTTCGGTTGAAACGTTGAAAACGCTGATGGTTAAATCCTCTTCGTCCGGTGAGCCAAAAAGGTCGTTAGGTAGATTTTGTCCTAAAAATTTAGACGTAAAAATCTCTTCTTCTGGAAAATCTTCTGTCTTATTGTCCTCGATGTTGTTTGAGATTCTTTTTCTTGTAAGGGTAAATGATTTGATTTGCCCCTGATAAACGTTGTTTGTGTTCTGGAAGTTAAAAGCACTGCTGTTAAGAAACTTTGTTAAATTGAACTCAAAAGCAAGATTTACAGAATTTGCTTCTAGGCAATCCCAATAGAATAGCTCACCAAGTGGTGACTCTAGCTTTTCTAGTTTTAAATCATCAAAGTATCTAGTTGGCGAGGCACTAGCAAATTTTTGTGCTTCTCCAAATGTTTTAGCGTTGATGGCATTTCCCTGTTGGTCAATTGTGTAAAAATCACCTTGATTAAAGTCTAGTTGAAATGCGTCACTCTTTGTTGTTCCAACAAAGTTGCTAACCACATTTGGGTCAGTAACAGTCACCAAAGAAAGGTTTGGAGACTCTGTGTCTAGTGGCTGTTTTACAATTTGTACGGTTGGGTCGGTATTAACTTTAAAAGGACCAGCCCAAATTTCTTGATTTTCGGTTTGCAGAGTTTGAAAAGTAAAATTAACAATACCACCTTTTGCTATTGTAAAAGGCAGGGAGTAAGAGATTTGCCCTTTGAAACTTCCAAACGGGGCGTTTGAAAAATCTGCAATAACCTCAATCAATCCGTATAGGTCGGTTAATCTGTCAGTAAGATTTGGCAAAGAAACACCATAATCGTATCTGTTAAATTCTATACCCTCTGTTTGAAAAGGTTTAACAAAATCAGTTGAGAAGGGCAGGCTTGTTGATAAGCTTATTGCATCACTACCAAAAACTGTCTTCAAAGGCTTTGTGGATTCAATAAATGCCCCTTGTTTTTTTAAATCTGGGGCGACACTTAAGATGTTTTCAGCAACAGAAACGTCTGTAAAGAAATGCACGGATGTTGTTAGAACTGACTTGTAGGAATCAAAGATACCTTTCCCACCTTCCAGTGGCTCAAAGAAAGACCAGTTTATGTTTGCTGAAATCTTGTCTTTGTCGTCTAACAAAATTGATGTAATAACAGGAAAAGGAATCTTCTGTTTGGTCAATGAGTTTATGTCAAAATCTTCAAAATTCATTAGCAGAAGTCCTCTTCAATCTCGGGCAAATTATCGTACAAACCATCGGCAAAGTTAAATCCACCTGTGTCAGTAAAGACCAGGGAGTCTTCATTATCAAACTCAATCACGCTTGTTAGTGATGGGATTATTGCACTACCTTCTTCAGTCGCCCCTGCTGTGTATTGTAGCTGTGTGACAAAGCCTTTTAGGTCGACTGTGAAACCATTTACTGTTACAGTTTTGTTTTTCTTGACTGCGTAAAACTCTATCTCAAAACCGTCTTTTTGTTGAACTGCGTTTTCTTCTACAACCAGACCGATTGTTTTTCCTCTTTTTAGTTTTAGTCCTGTACCATCTTCAAATGTAGCGAGGAGTTTTGTGTTGTCGTCGATGCCCAACTCAGGAGCGGAAATTTGTTCTAAATCGTCAGAGCCCACGGCAGCGGCGAGTGCTGCCAATTCTTCTGGCAGTTTCTCTGCGATTAAAAATGTGTTCATCTCAAAGTTTAATTGAGGAACAAAGTGGTTAATGCCAGAAATCTGTTTTACAGATTCTGATGAGGATAGTTGGTTTTGCAAACAAAAGAAGGTATACTTTGGGGCAGTCTGCTCTCCAATAGAAGAATTTGTTAAACCAAGGAAAGACTCAAACAAATCTTCTTCTATCTCTGTCTTTTTGCCGAACGGGTTTTTCTTTGGATTGCTAACACTTAATTTAGAAACGTTAGTCAAGAACGAGTTTTTTGGCGTCTCGCTTACAATTCTATCCTCTGAATTGTTTTGGGTTTCGTCAAAATTAGCCTTCATTGAGTCATACAAAATGTCATCATCAACAAAGTTATAAGACGCAGGGTTAAACAAACCCTTTGCAATCTGCTGTTTTCCGTATTTAGTTAGAACAAGGTGTATAACTTGCTCTTTTTGGTCTAAAAAACTCATCGTATCCTAAATAGATTTATTCCTCTGTTTTATCAACAAAATCAACCTCGGCTGTGATTTTTGCTGTTTCCACCAGAGAGCAGAAATCATAAGGGTAGTTGTAGGTAAAATCTTCTGTGGTGTATTTTGTACCCTTAAAGCTTGGAGCAGAATCGAAAGAGAAGTCTGCTGTAAGTGGGTTATCAACCGTCATGGCAAAGTAGTTACCCTTAGCTCTTTTCTTAACCTTAAAAATGTGCCACTTAATTGGGTATCTTTCCCATTGAGCAAACATGTCGGTGTTCTGTATGTCAAATTCAACGTATTCGGTTGTAACATCAAACTTGTTTAGAGTTTCTGGACCAAGGTTTTGCCAGTATTTTTCTATGTCTTTCTCGGTTAAAGACAGTGAGTATTCTTTAATCAACATGCCAAGCGGACGAACAGCCTTGTTTCTCTTAAAATCAAATCTTGGAGGGAAAACATACTTGTCTAAAGCTTTATCTAGAGCCGACCACTCATTTGGTGTGTTTGTTAATTTCGATTGCTCAATAAACCCATCATACTTTTCGTTAGTAATGGTGAAGAATTGCCTATTGCCGTTAGGTAGTATTTTGTATGGTATACAAACCAGAGCCTCTTCAATACTGGTGCTTTTAGACATTTTCCCCAGCGAAAGAGTGTCTGGAAAGCCTAAGAAGTCTTTTAGGCTGCTTTGTCCCGCTCTATCTTTAAAACTCACCTGAAACTGAATGTTGGCGGCAGGGGCTGCAAGCAAGTCCTTCCATAAATACTTACTTGTCTGTGTCAAATTCGGGTCAACCAAGAAGGGGGTTTCCCATTTTGGCTGAACTGCCCAGACATTTTTATCTGTGCCCAGAGGGTCAATTACTTTGATTGGCAATCCTGTCTTTGGGTCAACCTCGGATTGCTTAACCTCTGCTTGCCCAAGGAAGTTAATCGACTCGCTAAGACTTGAAATGTTGTTTGTGATAAATGACGTAAAGTCGTTTCCTGAATAGCTTGAGTTGGCAAAAGTTGCGGTTACTTCGTTTTGTATTTCAGCAATGGTGTGTTGCACTGTTTGTTGAGGATTCCACTCCAGTATGATAGATGATGAGCCCGCTGCCCAGCCAGGAGTCCAAAGCCTATCCGTACCAACATCAAGGTCAAATCCCGGTCTATTGGAGCCAGAAACTAACGGACCCCAGCCTTCGCGTGCAGAATCAAAGTTCCAAGGTGCGGGAAAACCTGACCCGGCAGAGCCTACAGAAATTCCAAGTGAAATTTCCAAGCCGTATGTCTTAGTGCTATCTGCTACGGGTAAATCTTTTTCTTCTTTTGAAAAAGCCGTTGTGAGTCCGTTGTTTTCCAGACAGAAGTCAATTGTGCTAGCCAAGAAGTTTGACATAGCCAGTTGTGGCTGTGGTGGTAAAGTCGAATCAAAAGACGCAGTAGAGTTCATAGACATGCTGCTATGTGGATACATGTCTACAATTTGACCAACTTCTCTTATTTTGTCGTAAGTTAACAACTCTTCAAATGGAACTTTGACAAACTGCTGTGACGCATCTCCAATTAGCCTCTCGTTATTATACGAGTTATTAGATGTCGCTATTGCGTATGAGCCAGTAAAAATACCATAAGGCATTGCAATACCAGCTTTGATTGAGTTGTACAAGATTCCTGGCATAAAGAGCGGCTGCATAATCGTTCTAAACGTTGGCTCATCACCAGTTAGTGTAACTGAGGCTGAGTATGAACTTGAAAAGATTTCAGCCAACTGGACAGTTCTTTCCGCTGGATAGAATCCCTTGTATGGCAACAATTTTGTGATTGCGTCAATTTTTAGCCTAAACTTTGATGGTATCTTTGTTGGAGACATTTTGTTAGAAAAGTCATTATAATTTAACTGTATGTCGCCATCAAAATACCTCTCAATGTTTACTAAAGATTCGGAAGAGCCGGTAATCTCTAATGAGCTTACAGATTCATTCTGTAAATTTACTTCGCCAGCGTATACCGAATCTACATGTTGTGAAATTCTGTACTCTGGAATTAGGCTATGGTCTTTTCCTACAATTTTAACAAATTCAGAAAATTCTTCGTGTGTTGAGTAATAGGATGGGCTGCTTGAAGAGCCCGGTGCTAGCCACTCTCTAAAAAATGTTGGTGATAAAGTCGAAGTGTTGATAAGAGTCTGTGGCATTTCTAGGATGGGACCATAGATGTGTGACACAGCCCCAACAATGCCGGGGTCGTCAAAGCTGGCTGTTGTGTTGCCAGAAGGAACATTGACTATGAATCTGTTTAACACATTTTTAGGGTCTCTTAAAATTCCGTAAGTCATGTTATCTGCCGCAACTAAATCGTATGAGGCAGTTGTAGCTGATGATGCAGGAATTGACCCACTTCTTAAATCAACGTAAAGCTTTCCACTTGTTGATTGTGTTAAATGTGCGAGGCTAAACTGTGCAGCGCGGGCGGCTTCCAGACCAGAGAACTTGCTTGTATCAAGAGCCGAAACGCTAGGTCCAACTTGATCGCCAAGGGCAAAAGAAGAAGTAACATCTGGTCCTGCGTAGATAAGGTCAAATCCCATCTCGTTCACAGCAGTTCTAGTATCATTGTCCTTGAACGCTTCCGTTGTTGGGGTATCATCGTACAATCTAATCAAAGACCTTCTATTTCTAAGGTCGGTCCACGTTTGTTCAAAAATGTCTCTCACTAGGGAGCTTTTAAGGTAGCTGTACTTCTGCAATGGGAAAATCTGATGTGAAAATTTAGAATACAACACATCGCCATCATTAATTGAATCTTGGTAGTTGGATTTGTAAAAATCATAAAACTTATCAAAAGCTGATTTATTTGTAGTTTGTCCCGGTGTTAAGATTGCGTCATTAATTTTTGTATCAAATAGGTATTGTTTTTCTGCATTATGGCTTATAGCAAATAATGTTGTATTTTTAACACCATCATCTGACAAATCGGCAGCTAACAACACCGGCAAGTCATTTGCAATAGCTGGTTCAACTGCAACTAATCGAGTGCCGTCTTTGGCTGTTAGAACTCCACCCTCTTTTACAGATTCAACTCTATCTAGCTTTTGTGAGTAGATGTTGTTTTTCTTTAGGTGTCTGGTAATTGGGTTTCTTTCACTTCTAATTTGTCTCCAAGTGTTCCAGCCTGATGGACCATTGCCTACGACATTTAAGAAGTAAATGTCAATGTTGTCAGCCAATGATGCAACCGTTGTGTAGTTAATTGGAGCAGTAACCAAGAAGTTACCGTCTAAATCATAGTGGTAACCACCGAAGATTGAAAACTCTCCTGGCGTAACATAACCTGCAAAGTTGATTTCATAGTCTGTTGCAGCCTCAAAGTCTCTTAAGGTAGAAGTAAAGAAGTTTATCTCGTCTGCGCCAGTTGCAAACCCAATTGTTGAAACAAGATTTGTTCCAGATGGGGCAGATTGTGAAAGCCAAGTGTAGCCAAAATCTCTAGCTGGAATTCCAACTGTGACGAAGCCATTATCAAACATTGAAGAAGTTTCAACATTGATTCCAGTGGTGTATCTTATTCTTCTTCTTCCGTTTCTTTGGATTTTCTCAAATGAAGCACTTATTGTTGAGCCCGACTGATAGCCGCCAAATGCGTTTGGTGTTGTGATGTAGCCACGTAAAGCTGTGCGTGCAATTTGGTTTCTTTCGTTTATTGTGTTGTATACGGAAAACTCTTCGTTTACTGGGTCTAGACCACCGCCGAAGGTCTCTGGACCACCGGGAGCAGAGAAGCGTTCCACAAAAACAGAATCGCCACTAGTGCCAGTAAAGAATGTAAAATCAATTACACCACTGACATAGGGGCTAACCGAAGTATTTGGCAGGTCTAACCTATTCTCTTTATCAAAGTTGTTAATTGAGCGACCGGAGGTTTGTACAACTTCATAATTAAAATCAAAGTTACCAACAGCAGAGCCAGTGGTTTTAATGTTTTTAATGTTAACTGGCGCTCTAACTGGTGGGTCTTTGTAAAATTGGTCTACAGGCGCGTCGTAGCCATCTTGTCTTCTCACGTTTTCCAAGGACATGGAATTCGCATTGGTTAGATTAAATCTAAATCTTTCTGGTCTGTCGCCTGTATCTGTCAAGCGCACCTTTCTCGATTTAAAGCCGCCGACGCGCTGAGAAGTGAAAGTTCCCTGAAGTGGTTGCTCTGAATCGGGACCAAAAACATCGTGATGAATGTTCGTTATGATGTGACTTGGATTGTTGTCGTTGTATGTATTTGAAACATAACTATCCGTCGATACGGATTGGGAGACTAAGTTTCCTGGGACTACTAAATCAAATTTATAGTCTTCTCCGTCAGCTTGGGCTTGAGCCGCGAGCTTTCTTTTGTCCACCAAATCGAGGTCATCATCACAATCTTTAGGAGTTTTTACCCCAGAGCTTGGTATTTGAATGTCGCTAAAGTTGGTGCCGCCGGTTGTTTTGAATAATACACCCTTGTAGAAATCCAGCTTTTTATTATCAGTAAAGTTAATACCACCGTGAAGGGTTTTTGATTTACTAATTTTTTCAGTAATTGGTGACGCTTGTTTTCTTGCCTGGGTTTGGTTTACAACTTGGCGAATTGTTTCTCTTGCTTCAAGGGCTCCAGTTGGAACAGTTGAATCAAAAGTATCGTTGTTTCTCTCTGCGCGGTATTTCCACCACAGACAATTGTCTCTTTCTTCGCCACTCAAAGGTTTGTGAAAAAATTTCCACTCAAATGGGAGATTTGAGCCGCTGGCAGTGCCTTCCAAATCTGGTGTCTTAAACTCAATTGTTGGGAGTTTATGTTGATACTTGTTTCTTTCTAGAACGTGGCTCTCAACAACATTGTAAACTTGGTCTGAGCCGTTCAAAGAAGCGGGCAACAAGTTAATTAAAATTTCATTTATTGAGTTGTCAAGCCACTTGTAGTATTCAAAGAAAGAAGCGATGGTTCTTTTTGTCTGAACTGTTGAAAAGTATCTTGTGCCTAGCTTTTTTAACTCCTTGTATTCCATCCTGTATTTGTTTACTGGGTCTCCAATTAGCTCGTTGAAGCCATCAATGGATGAGAAGAAAGAAAGTATGTCTTGGTCTATGGCGTATTGTAGGCTTTTTTCTATAGTAAAGTATGCGAGCTTCGCCTTTAGAATACTTTTGGTTGCCTTATCGTCTTCAGTTAAAATGTTGATACCAGTTAAGTCACCAAAATTTTCTGGGTTTATGTTTTTGCCCACTGTAAAGTATCTTGTTTCAAAAACATTTGTAGAAGATGGGTCAAACTCTTTACCACCAAACTGATACAAGCCGCCTAGCACGGTGTCCAAGTAACTATTTCCAACGGTTTTGTATGAACCGGAAGACAAATCTGGTAAAGAAAATTCCCCACTAGCGTCTGAAGTTGATAATAAATCCGTCCCAACGTTTAAAACAAGAGAGTTGATTTTTGGAACGTATGAGCCGCTAAATTGACTAGCGAGTGGTAAAAAGTTCTTGTATGGTTCAGTTCTACCAAAGTTTCTTGGGTCTTTTGCATGGCTGATTAGCTCGTTATTATCCAAATCATCCAGCCAGACTCTAAAGAACCCAACATTAACATCTGAGTTGAGGACCACTGAGCCAGTTAAATTGTCTCTCAAGGCTCCGTAAAATGGCTTTCTATTTTGTGAAAGCATCTTTATGCCACGATCAGAGTGCATAGAAGCAGTCAAATCAAATGAATTTAAAACAATTTGGTCTTCTGTGTTGTATCCTCTGAAGTTGACAACATAAGAGTCTGCTCCAGTTTGTAAAGAATTGTTCAGGTCGGCTAATCCATAACCAACGGGCTTAATAGTAACCGCTAGGTTCCAAGACTCATTGTCATAGGAGTCGTCAAAAAATTCTGTTTCTAATTCAGGTAATGTGTAGTCGCCCGTCATTGAAGCGTTTGAAGAAGTTAAAACAAATTTTACCTTTTTGTCTATTAAATTGTTTCTTACTGCCTTCACTACAAAGCCAGCGTCATCGCCCAGAACAGTTGTACCTTCATCTGTTTCGGTAGTTACCGAGACGCCACGCACACCAAAAATGCTTGTTGTCGCTGAAGAGAAGTCAATGTTACTGTTGGTTCCTGGCTCTGGAACTTTAGGTAAGAAAACTTGACACTCATAAGTGTTAGCAAGCCTTGACTCAATCGAGTCTGCCGAACCAGAAGTACCTGAAATGAATGGAGTGCCTACTGTACCTGATAATGTCGGGTAAACAACCGCATCGTGATGTGAAGCGGTTGAGAAGTTTACAAAACGGAATTTCTCTTCGTAAAGCTCCCTCTTATCATCCAGTGTGATAATCGAATTGTCTTCATACAAAGACAGATTGATTAGCTCGTTATCCACGCCAAAACAGCGTAGAGTATTACGAAGAGCCTCTGTGGTGCCCTTCATTTTAAAAATTTGGGAACTGTTATTGTAAAGGTTTGAGTAAATTGTTTTCTTTACTTCTTCAAGCTTAAACAGAAATTCGCCTCTGTCACCAGCATTTAGAAGATTGGTGAGGGTGTCTTCATCTTGAAGAATTCTATTTGTAATAAAACCCCTTGAGTTGAGAGCAATTTGAGAAAATTTTGTTTTTGCAACTTCGTCCTTGTAATAATCCATTGTCTGGATTTGTGGTAAAGTTTCAATCTCTAAGTAAAGTTCATCTAAAAATGAAGACAGAACTTGCGTGAACTTTTTTAATTCTTGTGAGTTACTAGCATCCTCTTCTACAATCCAGTTTGGAAGGGTGTTGTAGATACTATTGTTATTGTACCTGTCATAAACAGAACCCGACAAAACCTTTTCAGCGCGGTAATTTTTAACCAATGGGTGAAAAGAGTAAAGAATGGGGTCTTTAAATTCTCGGTCAGACAAGCCAGAGAGAACAAAGGCTGAACCCGTATTTCTTGCCGTAGAAGTGTAGCCCGTAAAAGAGCCATTATTCAGCCTGCCAGAATAATCCAACACTGTGCTGTCTATTGAAGATGTTTGAGTGATACCCTCGTTAAACTTAAAATACACTCCAAGGTCTTGATTGCTAGAGTCTGCCGCTGCACCGCCGTTAATAGACTGCTTTGCAAAAATGCCGATTTGCTTTCCAGTTCTAGTTGTTCTCCAAAACCTGAAGTCGTCGATAGAAGCCGATAACTTACCGTAGCCAAGCCCGCCAACGTTAGTTGCTCCGGTTTGCTCTGTTATTAGTGCGCCAACGGCAGCAACGAAGTTGCCTGTTACCGGGTTTATGTCTCCAGAAATGTCTTGACTTCCCTGGAAAACACCGTCCAAATAAGAGTCTACCGTGACGCTCGTACCATAACTAAAGTTAAGCGCAACGTGGTGCCAATTTCCGTCAACTAGGCTACCAGAGGCGATTGAAGTTAGCTGTGCCTCCGCATGGACTGTGCCAGAAGCAATAGAAACATTTAACACATTTGTCGAAGCTGTAAGCTCTACAGTAAAGCGAGCCTTTGAAGCTGCGATGCTGGAACTGTTCCAAATGTCAAGTACAACCTCTTTCTCTGTTAGCGAGGGTAAAAACTCTGACTTGTTTAGCCAAAATTCAACGCAGTTACCGGAAGCATGACCAAATCGAAGATTGTAGGTAAACTTATTACTGTCAACGACGTTTTTTACTTGTAAACCACCATGAAAGGAAATGTACTGCTTTGTAGTTGGATTACCATAGCCGCCTGCGAGGGAGCCGATTTTTGTTCCCCAGCCATCTGAAGCAAATACCACGTAGCCGTTAGTTCTTGGAAACTCATTATTAAAAATGTGGTTTTCTAGAAAAGAAGAGCTTAGAGAAAACCTCTCCTTGTCGACAGATGTTCCATCGTAAGGGTAAAAATTGACAATTCTGTCAACTGCTTCTGAATAGTATTCCTCGGCTGAACCGTATCTGGCGAAGTTGCTTGCACTTGCAAAATCAACGGGTGGAACGTATCTATCTCTGTTTTGCTTCTTTAGGGCAACAGCTTCGCCACGGTCAAACTCTTGTCCAAGGCTGTGTCTTGTTTGTTTGATTATTGGCTTTGATACTTTTTGCTTTGATTTAATTTGGTCAATGTACTTTTTAAAACTCATCTAGTCAACCCTAAAAACAATGTTATCTTCTTGCTCAATAAAACTTAAATCCTTTTTCACGACAAACGAAGCGCGGTATTTGTACCCTGCTTCAAATTGTGAAAAGTCAAGCTCAAAATAGTTGCCTTCCCCATCGTAAGATGTTTTTGTGAAAGCATCGTTTCCTGAACCTGTTCCATACGGTATGAACTCCAAGTCATCGCTAACCCTTGTTATCTTGTAATAAAGGTCTTCGATTATTGTAGAACTGGCGGTTTCAGTTCCGTCTGGATAAATAGTTGGCGACCAATCTTTTGGTCTAACATAAAGTTTTATTCTCGCTTTCTCGGCGGTTGAATAAGATTGTTTTACACTTACGGGTAAAATTACAAAGTCGTCAAAATCACGATTGTCTAGTGAGTCAAATGTAAGAACACTCACAGCAGAGCCTGTGGCATACTCTACCGAACCCGAGTGCCACACTGGGAAAACAGTTGTGATAGAGCTTGAGGCATAAGCAAATGAGGCTGAATAAATGCCAGTTGATACATGTGAGCCAGTAACGTTTGTGTCACCGTCAGTAACAACTCCACCACCAGTTGGTAGTTTCAGTTTTGAGCCTGCTGGTGCAGTTGTACCAGAATAAATGCTCAATAGAATTTCACCAGTGCCCACGTCTGGAAGGTTTTGCAGTTGTCCATTTATGTAATTGTAAAGATAAAGGTTGTTTAGGTTATCTGCTGCTGGGGCTAGTGCTGAACTAAGATAGAACGTTGAGGCGTTGTCTTTCTTTGCGTCGTCGTATCTAGACTCCAATACGGGTCTTTTAATAACGTATTCACTTGTTCTGCTGTAAAAGCGTTTTGTGTAATAAGACGCTGAAACGTCTTCTTGGCTTGAGGTTAGGAAAATGCCAAAACCATAATTTGTTTTTGTTCCCTCCAACCATTCATTAACGAGCGAGGTAACATCAACCTCCATGTCTTCCTCGCCAGTAGTGAAAGAAGCTGTGAATCTTGGTGTAGCGTGGTAATCACCACCGGCAGTTGTCCAAGCAACTCCAGAGGACGCGCTTTCCCAGTTCGACACACCCGTGTAATCCTTGTTTGCAAGGTCCGGTCCTGTGCCCTCTGTCCAAGAACGAGACACAGCCGCAATAACTAGGGTGAAATCTTTTGGAGGCGTCTCAGGCTGTTCTGCGGAGAATAATCTTAAAACAAAGTTTGAACCACTTTCAATAGTTCCGTCATCGATGTTTCCTGAGATTGTTGAGATGGGAAACTCAATAAGAATTCTTGAGTTCTCATTTAAGGAAGCGGAGGGACTGTTTTGCCCATAAATAGAAAACACTTCCACCGAATCAGCTAAACCGGCGTTTGTGCCGGTGAGCCTATTATCAAACACTTCGCCAAAAGCATTTGTAATGGTGTTGTCTTTTGTTGCTACATACTTCTTTACTGCCATTACACTACCCTAAACTTAAACTTTTGTCTCTGCTCGCGGTATTGACCGTCTTCTTCAAACAAGAACTTGATTACATAATCTTCTTCTTTTGGGAAAACAGAGAAATCCAAGTCAAAGTAATTACCTTTGGAATCGTAAGAAAGTCTTGTGTATTCGTTGTTTCCTGAACCTGTGCCGTAGCTAATAATTTCAAAGTTATCTCTTTCTCGGTAAATCTTGTAGTAGGCTTTGCTGATTATTGTAGCTTCAAGTGTGGATTGTGCTGTTGTGTAGATTGTTGGAGACACAGAAGGGTCTCTTACATACAATCGTAGCCTGCTCACTTGATTTTGCAAGTATTCTTCTTTGAGGTTGGTTATTGATAAGAAGTATTTCTTTATTCTTCTCGCACCAACCGTGCCACGAGCTTGGGGCTCTATTGCTGAACCTGTATGGTATTCAACCGAACCAGAGTGCCAAACAGGGTAAATGTATTCTAGTGAGCTTGAATTGAAAGCAACCGACACCGAGTAGATACCGGGAGACACATAAGAACCTGTGGCGTTTGTATCACCGTCTGTTACAACTCCACCACCAGCAGGCAAACCTAACTTTGAACCAGAAGGTGTGGTTGAAGAGCCAGAGTAAAAGCTAACAAGAATGTCGCTTGTTCCAACTGCGGGAATGTTTTTAAGGTTGCCCCTTATTTGGTTGTAAAGATAGATTGTATTCAGGTTGTCTGTTGAACTAGCTCTTGAAGAACTCAAAAAGAAGTTGTCTGTGTCGTCTTGAAGTGAGTTATTCCAACGTGCTTCTAGTTGTGGTCTGTATGATTCATCGTTGTATTCACGAGAATAAAATACCTTCTTGTAGTAGGACTGTGCTGCTGCTTCTTGTGAAGAGGTTAAGTAAATGCCAAGACCATAGTCTACAGTTCCATCTGTTATAATACTTTCAACATAAGGGGTAACGTCTAATAAAATGTCTTCATCGGCAACCGTAAAGTCTTGCTCAAAAAGAGGCGTGGCACGAAAGTCGCCACCGGCTGTTGACCAAGTAACCTCCGCTGGAAAGGAGGAGGCTGTTAACCAGTTTGAACCAACTAGATTTGTACCCTCTTCATCAAAACTTTTTCCCCTGCCCTCATTCCAATCTCGACTTATGGGTGCGACCACCAAAGTAAAAGAGGTGGGGCTTGTTGAGGTTTCGGGGTAGTTCTTTAGCTTGAGGTAAAACGACACACTACCGGAAGCTGGAATGTCGCCATTGGAGCGGTCTGTGCTTGTCTGTGAGAGGTCAAATTGAACAATAGCCCTAGACTTCTCGTTATCATCTGTCGAGGCTGTGACGGTGTTGTAGAGAGAAAAAATTTGAAGACTGTCTGTTAGTCCGTAGTTTAAATTACTAACACGTCGAGTGTTGCTGTATTCTCGATAAGCATTTGAAATAGTGTTGTCTTTTGTTGCATAGTATTTTTTAATGCTCATTATAGAACTGTTCCAATTAAGTCTCTATCAAAGTATTTTACTTCAAACACATGGTCTTCTAACTGAAGCAAACGTGTGCCATCGGCAGAAAGGTTTTCTGGAATGCTGAACGTTGTGGTAGCGTAGAGACCTCCAGATTGCACGGTTGCAAATACCTCTACTACATCTAAAACACCTTCGGCGTCTTTTAACTCACGGAAGAAGTCATTATAAAAGATTGGCTCACCAATGTCATACTTCACCGAGAGCATTGTCTCTAGTTTTTTATTACAAGCCTCAATAACATCAAACTTGTTTGCTTTCTCGTCTCCAACCACTGTAAAGTTAATTGCAACATTGACAATCTTTGCATCAAGAATGTCAACGGTATCTGAAATCATTTTGTGGCGAGCAAGATAAGTTTGAATGTTCTTTTTTATTGTTGTGTTTGTCTCTGTGAAATTGCCGTTTTGGTCTTCGCTAATAACGTAAAGGTTAATGTTCTTTTTGAATGAATCCTTGTCCTGCGCGGCACGAACTCTTTTTACTGCCCCAAACTGTGAAGGCATTGCGTAACAAAGAGACTCGTAATCTTGTTTTGTAACTGCGCGGCGTTGGCTATTAACAAAAGAAATTGCCCTGACTCTTAGCTCATCTGCATCGGGCACATTAACGGAGCCAACAATGGATTCATCATTTGAACACGCCATGCTTTCCCTGACTTGGTTTTCTATTGTGGTAACGTTGCTTGTGCCTGGGAAGACTAGTTTAAAATCTGACAATGTGTTGATTTGCCCTTGGCTCGCGTTTGGATTTAAGCTTGAGTTCTTTAAATACACAATTGTTAGTGCTGTATTTGCAGGAGCTATACCAAATTTATCATTTTGGATTAAGTTTGAGGGGTCAAACGTAGTTGAGGAAACATAAGGTCTGCCAAATTTTTGCACCGCAATGTTTTGAGGTCTTGCGTACAAATCCTCTGACAAGTTCTGGTCTGAGCCAAAACCAAATTGCAAAACACAGTTATCGCTATTCTTTTCCGTTGTAAATCTTCTGGCTACTAGAACCGGCTTCATAATCGACGGTACTTTATCATTCGGCGCATTTTTGTTTTTTAATTCTTTGTAAACAACGTTTTGACTTAGATGATCGACTTCAAAGTATTCATTGCCCTCTGAGTCAAGAACACTGATAATCTCTGTTACGAACTCATCGCCGATTAAGACTTGCCTAAATCTCTCAAAATCACCAACTTCGATTTCAACTGTTTCTGCTTGACCAGACACAACCTGCCCAACAGCACGCACAGCGTAAAAGCTTGGCAAGCCAGTTGTTGAATCAACAATAGCCACTTCGCGTTGGTTGTTTGGGTCTTCAAAGTTTATGTCTTCTGTTAAGATAAACGAAGAACCATCTTCAGTTGTTACAATTGCTCCCTTTTTAATTGTTGGAGCGTAATTTGTGTTAATTGAGGTTGGGTCTGAAGTTAAAGCTGGGATTGTTGCGAAAAAGGAAACCAAGCCTTGTGAAGAGTAGTTGTATTCAAACTTGAACCCAAGAGTTTTTGCAATTCTTACAATGTTATCAAATTCGTTAGCTGTATCTAAAAATGTCTCGTTAGCTTGGTAATCTAAATAAAAAGAAAGAATGTCGCCAATGTAAGCAACATAATCAGTCATCAAAGCGCCGAAGCCTGCGTCCTGAAAATCTTTGTAAGTATCGGGGTAGTATCTTTGGGCGTAGTTGATTAGAGATTGTTTGATAGTATCAAAGTCTCGGTCTGTGTATTTGATTACATTATTTTTCTTGGGCATTACTGCTTCCTCTCCAATTAATTAGTTTTGGATTTTAATTTCTATACTATCTTGCAAGTTGTATGGGTCATACACGTAAAATACCTTGACCAATAAAAAGTTATCTCTAATTTCTGTTTGAACGTTTAGAAGAGTAACATCAGGGAGGTATTCCTCAAACTGTGAATCGATTCTCTGTTCTAGCTGTGGTGGCAACTGTCCGTCCAGGGCGTTTTCAAACAAGAAGTCTCTCAAGCCAACGCCGAAGTCTGAAAGCATGACTCTTTCGCCGGGGGCTGTTAGCAACACGTTTTTAACATTTTGCTTGATAAATTCCTTTACTTCGTCAATTGTTACAAACGTATTTGACTTTGATTTTGCTAACGGTAGTTGTACTGTAAATGACATAATTTCTCTCCAAACTAAGTATCACACTTCAAGTCCAAAATGGCTAATTTCTCTTGGTCTATTTCAGCTATTTCAGCTTGCAGTTTTTTAGCTTCTGGTGACTCTGGGTCAAGCGCACTTAAAATTTCTTCCCTTGTTTTCTTCTTGAGCCATTCAAAGAACTCATCTGGGAAATCTAGTCCTAGAGACTGCGCTAACATGATAAGAAAATAGATGCCAGGGTTGGCAGCATACACAATAGATAACAAGAACGCCTTAACTGCTTCAATAACCATTTTTGGAATCATAATTAAAAACAGCAGCCATAATGGAGAGAAGCCGAGCGCGGTCTTTGGGTCTTGTGCTTTTTCAAAATCTTTAAACGCAGCTTTTGCATCAGCCAAATCAACACCCAGCGGTTGTATCCCGCCTGTGAATCTACGCATAATCGCAGGCTTCAAAGTGAAGAAGAACTTCTTATTGGATGGCACAAAAGACTTTTCAACTATTAAGTTCAACAAAACGTCATTAAAAAAGTCTTCCTCAAAGGCATCAAAGATGTTGATGTTTTTATCGGTCTTAAGAGCGCCACTATCTAACAGTTTTTCTGGCACTGCTTGATTTGGGCTCTTAACGTAATCTTGAATTACTTCGTCTGGTATGTTTGCTTGTCCAGCAAAGCTGCCAGTATCTTTGGCAAGAATAATGTTATCATACTCAAAGGTTGTTTCAAAGTTGCCAGACGTGGTTGTGGTAAAGAAGTCTTTGTAAAAATCAACATTAGAAACTTTTACTTTTAGTTTGTCTTCATAAATGCGGAGCGTCTTAACCACAAAAACTACAAACCTAGCATAATCGTTTAAGGATTTAAAGGTCACCGTAGCTTGGTCAAACAAGAAGCTCTTGATTTTTTCTTTTGGGGCGCTGGAAGGTAAAGATTTGTCAATAATAAGCTTCAAGCCCCCTTCTATTGCCTGACCGAATACCTTCCCTTCGGTTGCCTTGTTAAATGCCAAATACCAGCCTAAAATAGCATTATCGTTTTTAACTTCAAATAGGGCGTTTGCTGATGGGGTTGTTGTTTTCTTAATTTTCTTTTTTAGTATCTCGCTAATGCTCAAAGTGTCTTTGGTAGCAGGAGATGAAGCCTTTGACAACAATTTTATCTCTTGCTCAACCAAATCCTGAACTGTTAAACCAGCCTCGCACAAAATGTTTCTAACTGGAATCTCAACAAAATAATCTTCCGCAGCCTTTTCAATTTGATTTGAAATTTGACCAACCAAAACCTTTGTAGCACCAATCAACGCTGTTGCTTGTTCCTCTGGTAGTATTAAAAGTGCTGATGTAAAGTTTGGGTACAACTCAATCATCTGTGTGTAAGCAAAAATACGCAAGGCTTCAATACTAGCCTCTTTTGACGGGTCTGTTGAGTAGGCAACGGACTGCTCTCTGTTCTTGCTGTATTCACAGAGTTCTTCTTTAACTCTTTCTCTGCGGGGCTTGCGATAGAACTCCACAACATCTAAAACAGTTTTGTCTTTTATTGAGTTGTTAAAGTTTGTCAAAAACTCATTAAACACGTCTTTTAAGATAGACTTATAAACATCTAGGGTGGTCTTTGGCGAGGGCTGGATGAATTGACCAGATTTACTTTTAAGGTATTTTCTTGCTACAGGGTCGGTGCTATCCTGTCCCTCGATTGACTCACCTAAAATAGCCAGTGGTGTTTTCCCATTGTTTGTTGTAACACCCTTGTTCGGGAGGTTGTATTGTTGAAATGTTTCGATTTTGTAGCTGCCATCACCCTCGATAATAATTGAGCTAAACTGACCGCCAAAAAACCTAACCCTGTTTCCAAGTCTGTTTCCGTTGTCAATCAGGTCTGGTGCAATTGAAAGTTCTGGTATGTTGTCTGGTTCTACTTTAGCTAGCTCTGTTTTAAAGTCAATAGGGTCGACATTTTTTTTGTCCGGTGGTTCAATGCCAATTTTCCCAAGGGCGTCTGTCACTTCAGAGTCTTGTTCAATTTTGGTCAATCGCTTATCTATGTTAGTAATGTCGTCGTCAAAATTAATCTTGTACTGGTAAAGGGCATCTTGAGCCTGACGATACGCTTCGTTTAATAAGCCACTAAAATCAATGTCTGGTAGCAAATTATTTATTGCGTCCTCGGACAAAAGATTAGCTAAATCTTCAACCGTTATTTGTGGCACATCGGGAGCACCATAACTAGCGGGCACTTTTGCTGCTGTTGGGTCGTCTGTTTTTGTATCACAGTAGTCTGCTGTTGGGTCGACGTTTGGTTCTGTTTCATTTACCACTTTGCAAAAGGCTGTTCCAGTTTGAAGACCTAGTTGGTAGAAGTAGTTTGCGTAAGCATAAAGGTCGTCAAAAAATGTATCTACTTTTGTTTGCTCGGCAAATGACTGAAGTTGTAGAAGCAATAATGGCTCGGCTTGTCCTTCTAGTAGCCTGCACATCTCTTTGCCGGTCAAGCTAGAAAATGTCAAGTTGATAAAACTTTGAAACGACACGGAGTCGTTCCCAGTAAATTCTTTTCCTAAAGAAGTCGCTGCTGTGTTTTGAAAAGCAATAGGGTCTTCAAAGAGGTCTTGAGGTTGAACTGAACCGTAGTCAAAATCACCTTCGGGTTCATTGCTGGCTAACAATAGTAGGCACTGTTGGACTAGAGTGTTAATGAACTGTCGTCCAAGCTCCAGCAAAAGACTGTCTAGCTGCTTTTTTAATTCTTTGGTAACTGCGCCCATGGGGTTTGACAAAGACTTGTTTTTCCACAGTTTTTGTATCTGCTTGTAAAAATTTTCGTATTTGTCAAACTCTACACCAAATGATTTATAGTTTTTTGTTAGTTCCTCTAGCTGTTCTGCGAGTGCTCTGGCTAAAGAAAAGTATCCTTGTGCTTTCAAGTTCTCAATCAAAAGAGCCGTCAAGCACTCAATCAGTGGCTTCAATCCCCACTTGTTCAGCATAAGATAAACTTTGCCAAGCTCAGAATTGACCTTTTTCAAAGTATCCTTTAGTGCCTTTACAGATTCATTATCTGCTCCAGCAAATGATTCTGTTCCCTCTGCTACATTAGAAAGTGCTGCTGGGAAGTTGAAGAAGGCAAAGTCTCCCAAGTATTCTGCATCACGAAGAGTTTGTGAATAAACTTGATTTCTCGTAATAACTGGTGGTTCAGCGTTGTCTCTAACTGCTTGGGCTAAATCTAGATTTACACCTGAAGCTGCTTGCCCTAAAGATTGTCCAATTTTAGAATTTACATAACTGCTTTTTTGGGCTGTTGATTTAAGGAAGTCGTTTAAGTCCTTTAAGTCTCTTATGTTCGCAATTTTTGCTATGTCAGAAAGATTGTTAATCTTGAAGTCTTTGTTTTTGCCATCGTCAATAAAGTCTTTTATTTGTTTTGAAAGTGGCTTTTGCTGTCTCTGTTGGGTGAATTTGTCATACTCAACCTGAATCTTCTCGACATTTAGTTTTGTTGAAGCGTCTTCAATTCTGTAAAGAAGGCGAACCACACCGTTTGGTCGAGGGTCGATTGTTTTCCTATCGTTCAAAAGTATGTCTTTTGACGAAGGGAGTGTCATAGGCTTTGTTGTTTCGCCAGCTATTTCACAGGTCTTGTCGCCTTTGAATTTTGGAATTGGTGTCTTAATCTCTTCGGGGTCTTTATCTACTTCAATTGTGAAAAGCTTGTTGTCAATAAAATACTGTAATGCCTGTGGGCGAAAATCGTTAAAAACCACAAACCAGTTTTTGTTTGGGTCTAACTCCGTTAAATCAGTCCAAAGGCAATAATAAACATAATCATTGGGAGCATCATAATAGGCAACCCTAAATTGTTCCCAAGTTGAATCGATAAATAATGTTGAAAGTGGATTAGGCATAGTTAATTTGTGTTGTTAAAGCTGCTACAAATGTAATTAGACTTTCCGGTAGAATTGAGGTATTTAAACTTAATCGTATCATTGCTGCCCACGATGGTGCCAGCGGCAAAAGAAAGCTTCTCTAGTGCAATAGCGTGGGTTATCTTTGAGGCGTTGAAGTTTGGTGACGTAGAGGTTGGAGCACCAAAAAATGGCGAGATGTGTATGTGAGCAGCCAAGTCGGTGTTTATTTTACCAATCTCCTCAATAATGCCATCCACAGCATACGAAAGGGCATCTACATTGTCCATAATTTCAGTTAAGCAATCTACAAGGCTGTTACCTTTTACTAAGGGCTGAAGTGCTAGCTCGCCGTCTGTTTGGTTGCCAGCGATAAGGTCAATACCCCTTGGGCGACCAATTGATACTTTTCTAGAGTTTTTGTTTGGTTCTGTTTTGGAAACACCGCCAACAATTTTTACACCTTCTCGACCAATGATTCTAACTGCGTCTGCTTTAATACCAATACCAGACTTGCCTGTTGATTGCCCAACAACGCCAGGGGCTAAACCAAATGCATCGTCAATGTCGACCTTTTGAGAAATGTAAATTCTAGCGGAGTCTAAATCAAAGTTTGGTCCAGATGCAACAATTGTTTTTCCATCTACTTTATCTACCGGAACAAAACCCTGTGCGCCGACAAAAAAGTCAATCATGTGTGCGCCATCTTCGCCCATAGCGCCGCGACCTTTATCAACGGGTGTTTCTAAAACAGTGCCGTCTTTTAAGCGGTCAGTTGTTTTGCCGATTCTATCAGTTCCCTGGATAATGTATGTGTTGCCGTGCTGTTGGAGCCTTTCTGCTCCACGCTTGACATACAATGGGTAAGGGTCAAGAGGCTGTGTTGCGTTATTAATCGAAGATAAGTTTCTGGTTAATGAGCCAGCTTGTCCGTCGTTAATCTCTATTTTTGGTTGTGTTGCTCTTGTCATAATTTATACACTTAAAATTTTTAACACCTACAGTACATCTAATCGTGCTGTGGCTGGCGAAGCGGCGATGACGCGCTGTTGGTTAGCAACGCGGCGGCGTTGTTGACGGCGCTCGATTGCGGCTGATGATGACGCACCTGCGCCAACGCTCTGTCCCTTCCAATAATTAAAGTATCTTTGTTGCGCGTTTGTAAAAACTGGAATTATAGTCACCCTTGTCGGATACGGTCTGTTCATAAGTATCTTATTGTTGACGATACCAACGGCTCCAACTTCAATTTGTTTATTGGGGTCTTGGTTGTTGGGCAGCGAGTTGTAGTGTAAAGCAGCTATCGCGTCAGTGATATCGCGGGTATCGACTTTGCTCAGTGCCTCCTTGTCAGGAGACTTATCAAAATTTTGAAGCGGACCTGCGTTTGACAATTTCCAAGCCAAAGAAGCCAATGTTGTACTTGAGCCATCGTTTTGTTTATTTTGGTTTTCGTTAGAAGAAGAGTTTGCTGCGCCGCCAAAAGATTCACCAGCTTTGGTCTTCTTCCAGTTGTCCCAACTGTTTTTCTGTTTTTGCACCTCATCTTTAAGACCTGAAACCCTTGGGGTGGCTCCCGTACCTGCGGAAGATACATAAGGGTCAAATCCATAATACAACTGTTTAATTCTTAATCTTACAGACTTTGGAATTCTTAAGCTGGTCTCTTGATCGAGGGCGTTTAATTTCAAATTTTTAAAATCTGCGGAGCCTGCTTTTTTTATTGTTGCGTCGCCATTGGGGTCTGGATAAAAACGAACCCAGCGTTGAGTCGAAAGGGTTTTTCCCTTTCTTATTCTTAGGTCATAGTGTGGGTAGCTTCCCCTGTAAAAACCAACGACACTGTTGGTTTCTTTATAAATTTTAGGGTCAAGATACAAGCCCATTCTTTTGCTTCTCAACAAGCCGTATTCTATCATTGTTGCAACAAAAGCGTATGACTCCATTCTTCCCAGCTTCTTATTATCAATCTCTATCTCAAAATCAAAAGCGTTGCCGGTTTGATGGTTGCCATTATTACTTCCATCCGTTGAGAGGCGTTTGCCTGACTGCACTATCAACGAAGAATTTTGAGTTGCTCCGTAATACCAGCCAGCATTTTCAGCAATGGCTTCTGCTTCACGAATTAAAAGCTGTCGAAGACCTTTTAGTTTTCCTTTCACCTCACACTTAAAAGGCAAGCCGAGAAAGCCTCTATTGACATTTACTGGCTTGTTATCTTCTTTAATCTCTTTATCAGAGGCGTATAGCAAAAATTCACTATTAGCTGCATCGCCATCTGGTTCATCTTTACTCTCAGCCTGAGAACCGTCTCCTGTGACATTCTGACTATTAATAATGTATCCACGTCTTGTATCGACGGGATTTTCAAACGAAGCTTGAACTGGTGCGCCGACCTTTAAATAATCTCCCTTAAGGGCAATGCAGATGCAATCGTGTCGTACAACGTCTAAAGGGTCAAGGTAAGAATGCACATCGGGAATTCTTACTCTAATTTCAACATACTGATTTTGTTTTACAAAGTCTCCATAAACCCTCTTTAACTTTTCAAGCTCACCGGCTGCAACACCGGCATCTCCTAAAATTTCAAGAATGTATCCCGACTTTTTAGAAGAAAAAATTATTGGACTTGTTGCTTGTTTTTGCTTTAATTTAATCTCGGTTAATGGGCTATCAGAATACGGAGTTAAATTAGTATCGTAAAACATCTACTCTTCCTCCCCGTTGTCGTTGAGGTTATCGTAGATAGCGTCAATGTCTGCTGAGGAGATAGTTTCAGTTTGCTTACTAGTCTTAGCCATAAGTGAAGCAACCTTTACTAGTTGTTCGTTGGAGCGCTGTAAGGTTTCTAGGTACTTGGCTACAATAAGACCTTGACGACCATGGTCTGCCCTTCCTTGATGAATGTCTTGGCAGATTTCATCAAGAGCAGTGTTGGTCGCCTCTCGGTCAAGTCTAATGTTTTTTATTGCTTCTTCTAGAAGTTTTTCATATTTCGCCATCGTTCCAATCGGACTTAAAGCCCCTATACCTTACTTTTAGTTTTGTGAGGACGGTTGCGATTTGTTTTGTGTTCAAATCGGTAATCTCCCTCATGTATAGATAAATAGCCTTTTTATTGAAAATTTCTATCTGGTCAGAGTGTTCAAACAGCACCTTGATGGCGTTGATGACCTTTACTTCGTTTTCTTTCTCGGCTGCTTCGTACCACTCGTCAATGTTCTCGCGAAGATGGGCGAAGAACTCTGTGCGTGCTCTTTCGTGCTCGTATGGTATGTGGTCGGTAAGGGGGTGCTCTAAGTTCTTTGACTCGTCAATGGGAGTCTCAGTTTTTAAACGCTTGGTTGTTTTCTTTACTTTGTGGATAAACCAGTTCTTGGTAACGACTGAAAAGTAAGAGAAAGCCTTAGAGCCCTTGTCGGGGTCGTACTTATCGAGAATAGTGACTAACCAAGCTTTACATTCTTCACGGAGGTAATCGATGTTTGGAAGAGTTGTGAACTTGTATGTGTAGATAATTTTATCAACAAGCTCGTCAAACGCAGGGTGAATAAACTCGATGTAGAGTTTTTCTTTTGTGTAGCGGTCTGTTGTTTTACAGTATTTAACTATGGCGTCCTCATGGACTTTTGTAAAATACTGTCTTTTAGTTCTCTTCTTCGGCATTACCTATTATCTCCTCTTGTATTTGCGCTACATCTTTTAGAGTCTCCTCTATTTCGTTTGTAGCGTCAACGAGAGCCTGGATAACAGGGTCTCCGTAGTATGTTTCGCTACCATTGACCTTTTCAACAAGTTGTGTAAATTCAGAAACTTGCAATTGAAGGTCGTATAAACGTAGTTGAATGTTTTTTAGCGTCTTTGCAAAGTTGAAGCAAAGATAAGCTAGAGCAAGCGTGGTCGCTGTCAATACTATAATAAATGTCCATTCAAGCATTTGGGTCAAACTCCCTTGTTCTAGCTTCTTCTTTCATTTGTTTTAGAACCTCGCGGTTCTCTTCGATGCCCTCTTTCGTTGCCTCGCCTACTTTTCTGTCGCCTCTTTGCTCGGTCTTCATTGTGGTGAAGTGGCTGGGGATGCGGAAAACAAAGGGTGAGTCACACTCGGTGCATTTCTCTACTGTCTCGGACATAGAGTGCCACTCGTCCCACTTGTTTTTACAGGTATTACAACGATAAGAATATTTAGGCATCTGCTCTTCCATAGTCGTCCGAAAGGCGAACAACGTCATCAAGGTGTGGGGTACTTGCTTCGATTAGCGTAACGCCTTGGTTTTGAGGGGCTGTAAAGCGGTGAATTGTTTCTGGCTTTATTCTAAAAGATTTGCCCTCTGAAAGAATCATAATGTTGTCTTCGCTATCCGACTTTGCTAAATCGAGGTGAAGAGTTCCATCCTCTACGAAAATAGTTTCATCTTTAATCCTGTGAAACTGTCGTGAAAGACGTTGCCCAGGAGCAACATAGATTCTCTTAACAACATACAATTCAGTGTTGATTAAGATGTCTTCCCAACCCCATGGTTTCTCAATCCTATTCATCTACATCATCCTCGGGGGCTGAAACAGTTGGCGGGTTATTTACAATCAGTTCGTTATTGTCGTCTGAATTAAAATCAAATCCACGAAGAATTCCTGTAATGTCTTCTTGGTTTAGAATTGCCTTTTGCAGTGCCATCATAATTGAACCGATAGCTTGATTTGATAGTGTCATTTTATTCTCCAAAAAACTCATTTGAGTTTATGTTTTTATCATCTATAAACAAGTCATAAACTGGCTTGCCAAATTTTAAGTCGTGGTATTTTACTCCCCACTTTTGGAATTGAGCTTCGGTAACTTCTCTCCAATCAATCCCAGACCCAGTTCCTCTGGCAGTCCAGTATACAATAGTATACCCCATTTCATAAAGATTGTTTATCTTTTCTATTCTATCTGGAAATGGAGTTGCTTGTGCATAATCTCTTGTTTCAGGAGATTGGCAGATAGTCTCGTCTATGTCAACATAGTAAATCATTTATCCTCTTTTCTAAATCTTTCTTTGTTATGAAACGTTCTTAAAGTTTCTTCCGTATAAAATTTATCGCCTATTCCACTGTCATTAGTGGCATCCCAGTAATAAATCTTATGACCAAAGGTCTCTAATTTTTTAATAAGCGCAAGGTCTTCCTCAAGGCTTATTCCGCATTTTGGTCCATGTAATTCCCCATAGATTTTATCAATGTGTTTTATAACCCCAGTATCAATTAAATCCTTAAATACTTCGTACTCTGCGCCCTCTATGTCTAACTTTAATACAATACAATCGCTCGCAGAAAAATTTTTAAGTATAAACTCTGAAAGCTGGATAGCTTGTATCTGGGCAAGATTTACTTTTGGTGCATCTCTCTTTAATAAGGAGGAGGATTCATCGTATGAGTCATAGAAAACAACGCTTTCTTCATTCTTGTTCCACAGAGCCTTATCATAAAGTTTAACAGTGCAGCCTACCTTTCTAGCACGTTCAGCCGCTTCTTCTAGATACTCTTGAACTACCCCACTCGTTGTACACTCAAATGAATGAATTTCATACTCACTTGCTTCGGGATGGTGGTTAATAAATAAGTCTATAGATTGACCCTTATTGGCACCCCCGTCAATAAACACCTTTCTCACTAAACGACCTCCATAAAATCAAACAGCGGTTTCTTGTCGTCCGGTAAATTCTCAACCCACTTTTTTCTTGTCTTAAACAAGCGGCTAACATCGCTTTCCATGTGTACTACATAATTTAGTGTTAACATACGCCTATCTGCTTTTTCTGGCTTTAGTCCTTTGTGAAACCCTGTTGTTAGGGCAATCAACAAATCCCCAGACTTGGCTGTTAGTTTTTTAATCTTGTCCTCGCCGTAATAAGCCTTCACTTCCTCATCTGACCAGCGGTACTTGGATAAGTGATCATAAAACTTGTTCGCATTACTCCCCTCCACAAATGTTAGTGGTCCACCGTGCTCGTCAACATCGTTCAGGTAGATAAAAAATTTCATAAATTTTATACTATTTCTATCCGCGTGATAAAGCTGTGTTGTGGTGGCGGGGCTGTTGGTTAGTTTACTCAATCGAAAGTTTTGCGTGCATAGCGATGGAACACATTGAAAGAATTCGGTGGCTATCTCATAAACTAGATCGCTGGTAGCTATTTCAAACGCTGTTTTAGAGGCGTATAAAGGGTCTTGTATCATCGTAAAAAATTCGTTGTCCTGAGAAACAAGACCGCTCGCGTGGGCTGTGTCAAAGTCCTGCCCAAGTGCCTCAATCTGCTGCTTTGTAAAAACCCCCTCTAGCTTGGCATAGCCGTTGGTGTTTATTTCGCTTATCAGTTTGTCGTGTTTATTCGTCAAGCAAGGGTAATCCCCTCTTCTTTCGCCAATTCTTTCATTAAAGTAGTTCACGGCTGCGAGACCACCGTGATAAAAACCAATTTGTTTTGTTGTGAGCCATTTGGTGTTCATGCTGTCCTGCTCGCCGGGTTGGATAAGTATAGCTGATAGTCTGTCGTTAATTGTTCAGTTAAAACCTTACTAGAAAAATTGCGAGGGTGACCATGACCAAGATTATAAAATTCTATGTTGTTTCCAACGTCGTGCAAAACATAATCCCAGAATTCTAAGTATTGCTCGTAATACTTTTTTTCTATGTTATCTTCTGTATTTCCAGATTCAATTGTGCCACTACCTCTTTTCACCCCCTCAAAAGCATGTTGGTACTTTTCCGCTTCGGCGTCTCTAACATAACCATCCATGCCAATAACTGAAATAGCTTTTGGAGACAAGTTACATAAAAGAGAAATTATTCTAACAACTGCTCCAATCTTTGAATGGTATCTGGTGTGCGCCCAGACAACTCGGTTTGGGTATTTATCTTTAAAGTTTTTAAGTTCTTCTAAATTTCTGCCTATGTTTTCAAAGCAGAATAAGGTGTTACTATCTTCAACGTAATCTAAGAATCTGTTGCTGGAGATGTCAACCTCATCTCCGATAATAGCTAAATCAGCGCCCATTTTTGTGATTGAATCGTTTAAAAAAAAGTGATTACAACTTACAACGTAGTCATAATCTTCGCGCAATGCCGGTAGTTTGCTTGCAGAGGGACCGCCGCCGATAACAAGAATTGATGAATTTGTAAAACTTGAAAAGAGCTTGTTCTTTTGATACATAACTTCTGCGTTTACAACTACTTCGCCGCCGCCGAGAAATGGTACTATGTTCTGCTTCACATAGTCTAGACCACGAAAGGGGTTCTTGACAAAACCAAAGCGGTCGTAAATAAAAGAACTGTTAGCTGGTGAGTTGTGTTTCCAAGTTTTTTCGCTAGTCCATCTCATAATTTTTACCCTCTAACTTCTATTCAAAGTCCTCATTTGTTAAAACACAATCAGCGTCGATGTCTTTAGACAATTTTTTTCCAACAATGTCGTAATACTGGTCCGCAGCTATACAATTTGATACCGCTGGACGTTTTGTGGTTATTTTATCCAAAGTTAAAACTTCTCCTGCCATAATTGGTTTTGTTGTAACGACAGAACGCATAGCATTTCTAAACTGCTGCTCGCTTTTTGAAATCGAAGTCTGGCGCTGGTATAAGGTCTGTTCAATGTCAATAATGTCACTTACCATTTTTTTAAGCTCTTCGGGCTCTAAGGCGTGTGGACCATGGTCCGGTCCTGGCAAATGGCGAGACAAAGTATAGTGTTTTTCTACTACAGAAGCGCCAAGCGCGACAGCTACTGGGGGGACTAATGTTCCAACAGAATGATCAGAAATACCAACAGAAATTTTATGCGAGTATTTCATCTGCTTTATTCTTTGTATTTGTTGCAAGCAGACATCAGAAAGTGGTGTTGGGTAGGCGTTGTTGCCGTGAAGAAAAGTAATCTCTGGGTTTGGATTCTCCATAGCAACCCAATCAATTATCTTTTGAATAGTGACTAAATCAACACCAATAGCGGCTGTTATTATCAGAGGTAGTTTTGTTGAAGCTGCGTATCTAACTATTCTTGGGTCAGTGGCTTCAAAGCCAGCAATCTTTAGCCTTTTTACTCCCAACTTATAAAGTTCGTCCACGGCGAGTTCATCAAACGGGGTGGACATAAACTCTATGTTTTTTTCATCACAGTATTGTTTTAAGTCGCTTTGCCACTCTCTTGGAAGTTCCAGTTCCGACATTAGATTATTTATGTCTTTGTATCCTGCAAAATTTGGAGTATTCTTGGCGTACAAGGTTTCTGAACTGTATGTTTGAAACTTAACCGCTGACGCGCTGGCTTCGACAGCAACATCTATTAGTTTAAGTGCTTGGTTAAATTTTCTATCGTGATTAGCGCCTGCCTCGGCAATCACAAATGTTTTCATTTTACCCTCTTTAAGCATGGAAATAGTTCATACTAAAATACAAGCCGCGCTCATGCATTTCTGGTTTACGAGAAAACCTTATGTGAGAGCCAATTTCTGCATTATTCCAGTGAGCATACTTTGGACCTTTAAGTATTCTTAGCAATAACTTGTAGTCCAACTTGTACGAAACATAACGAGAATCTTGAAAATCTCTAACATTTATGATTTCAATGCCTTCTCCAGAACACGAAATCTTACATAATTTATCACATGGCAAATAAATGTAAATATTTGTTAGTGATTTAAAATTTATTTCTTTTCTTTTCTGCTCAAATCTACTGTAAGCTTTATCTAACAGAGATAAAACTTGTTCAAGTTTAACGTCTGGGTCATCTTCAAACTCATATCTATGTTTTATTAAAATGCTTTCAACATAGCTTATCTTTTCTTCATAGTCTATTGGAGTGTACACAGAAGATGCTTCACTGGTTTTCAAATCAAATGAATCAAAAGAATTGAGCAAAAATCCTTTACTGTTTGCGTTGACGTGATTTTTGTAGTATTCCAACGCCTCATCTAGTTGCGGAACTGCTCTATGTCGCTCTAAAATAGCATTTTTACCTTGGAGTGTGTACGTTCCTGCAAAGGGCATGTAGTGGGATGGGTTTACTTTATTTATATATCTCAAGCCAGAATTTAAATAATGTGCCTTAAACTTTGGTGCATAAATGTTTTTCTTATCCTCTTCTGAATAATCCCAACAATGAGGATACGCGCTAGCACCAGCGTAACCGACCAATAATAAGTCTATTTTTTTATGAATTTCTAGAATTTTATCAATAGTTGTAGAAGACAGGGCGTAAGGGCAATCATTAACATTTAGGAGTGTCTTTTCATTAGTTTCAAATACTGACATTGTGTCTATGCTGGTAGAGCCAAATTTACTCTCCATCTTTCCGCAGCCAAAAAACTTAAAACAAAGTTCTGGATTGCAATTATCAGCAGCATAAATATAAATGTTTAAGCCATCACCACAATGAAACGCTTCCCCGTGGTCAAGCTCTATAACTTTTCTACCCCAACGCTCTAAGTTAGTCTTCACAAATTTTGCATCATATTTGTGAATTAAAACTGGTATGTCTGGATTTATCTTTTCTAACGTTGCCCTGCTCATGTGGTCGGGGTGTATGTGAGAAATGTAAATATAATCTACATCATCAAATTGCGTGTAATCTATTTCTATTGGTGGATAATGAGTCCATGACCCATAATACTCATCTCCAACTATCCATGGATCGGTAAGAACTTTGGTATTCTTGTAGGATACTAGTGTTGTTGCCGATGCAATGTGTGTCAATTTCATGTCCTAAGTTTAACACACGACTATAAGCTTGTTAAGAAATGCAGCGGCAGGTTTAAGATTAGAGGGTGCAGCCTTTCTAATACTGGCAGTGAAGCTCCGGTTGAATAATACTTCATCTTGTGCAACATCGGATAAAGACGAGATAATCCTGTCTCTTGAATTATTCTGTTAGCCTGCTCGGTCAAAGTTGTCGCAAAGTAATAAGATGATTTTTGATCATGGGGTAACAAGGTGTGTCTACAAATTAAATTTTCATAGTTCTTTTTTCTTACTTCTAATAATTCTTCATACCTTTTTATCTGAGTGAGAGCTATCGTTGCATTCAAGTTGTTCATGTAAAACTTAAATCCGCTTGTCTCTACATCATAAGTTGCCCCATCATTAACTCTACCAAAATTTCGATACAGTAAAAAATAATCGGCAGCTTTTGAATCGTCTGTTGAAATCAACCCACCATCCGAAGTGCAGATAGGTTTGTAAGGGTGAAAAGAAAAGAAAGTAAAATCAGATTGAATTGTTGGTGTCACACAATGTGCGCTGTCAACAACAATTATTTCATCTCCCACAAGGTCAAAATTAGCAATACTGCTTACGCCACCATAAAGAATTGGCATCACTACCACTCTGTTTTTTGTTGGCTTGCGAATACTCTTATAGTGTTTAGAAGAGAACTGTAAATCTTCTTGCACATCAACAAAAAAGAGGTTGTGCCCAAAGTGCTTTGCTGCCCAGGCTGGAGAAGTAAATCCAAGTGATGGGGTGTAAACGTCACATTGACCATGCACCTCACGCAGATAAGCAAAAATCATAAATGCTGCTGCGGAGGCAGAGTTTGTTGAGATGTTATGCCTTTTGTTTGAAAATTTAGCGAACTCTTTTTCAAATAAGCCAACATTATCACCGAAGCCCAACTGACCAGAAGAAACGACACTTGCTATTTTTTCGGTGTCCTCTTCATTAATCATGGTCTGAAACAACTTCATTGGCACTCTAATCCTTTGTTAATCAATGAGATTAATTTCTGTGTGTCGTGCTGTACCCAGAGACCAGAGTTGAATTCTTGACCCTCGTATTTGCTAAATTGTTGATACTTTTTATTAGTATACTGTGGTCTCACCTGTAATAGATTTGCTCCGTCGACTTCATAGGTGAATGGCAGTTCTGTTTTTGAAAGCATGTCTTCGTGGAGTTTTTCCCCAGGTCTAATACCAATAACTTTTGTGTTTATTTTAGTGTTTGTAATCTCGCCAATCGCTTCAACGCACTTTGGCAATGTGTATGAATCAATTTTTGGAATAAACACCTCGCCGCCATAAGCATTAATTAGGGAGTCAAGAACGGTATCCACGGCATCCTCAAGTGTAAACAAGAACCTTGTCATCTCATTTGAAGTTACATTAATTGTCTCACCTCTGGAAACTGCTGCCATCCACAATGGAATGAAAGAACCCCTGGATGCGATTACGTTACCATAACGAACTGAAGCAAAAATGGTAGAGTTTGAGTTGTGGTCGTAATTCGTAAAAATCCTTTCGGCAATGAATTTTGAAGACCCATAAACATTAACCGGCTGGCAGGCTTTGTCGGTAGAAATCAACATACACTTCTCCACCCCTGCAAGTAAAGAAGAAATGGCGACGTTTTCTGAACCTGCAATGTTGGTTTTCACACACTCATCGGGGTACAACTCCATGTCGTCAACCCTTTTTAGGGCAGCGGTGTGAATAACATAATCAGGCTTATAGAGCATCATAGAGGTCTTTAGTTTTTCTAAATCCCTTACATCACCGATTACTCTTTTTATTTCTTTATCTTTGCCAAAATACAGGGCTTGTTTTCCCTCATCTCGGCTATAGATAATAATTTTACAGTTTAGCTTTTTTAATCTTTTGATTAATGCCCTTCCCAAAGAGCCTGTGCCACCTGTGATAAAAACAGTCTTACCAGAAAAAAAATTACTTCTCATTTTTTGCCGCCTTGTATAGACTTTCGCACATTTTAAATTGCCACTCGTAATCAATGTCCAGGCACTCTCTCTCTGCCATCGACCACAACTCTATGTCATTTGGTTTATTAAAATCTCCCATCCATACGCCTTGACCAATCTTCTCTAGCGAGCCAGCGTAAAGACAGTGTGCTGCCTCTCTAATAATCTTTGCTGTCTTGGTGTTCATAACGTCTTCTTTCAGTGGCGTTAGAAAGGTGCCGTCTTCATCCCAGAAATAATTCTTTTTGTCCATCACGGCAAACATACCATCAGTGTCAGACTTTAGGTAATCGTTAAAAAATCCCTCAATTGTCTCTGTCTTTACAAACGGACAACAGGCATTAATCAACACAACATACTTTTGAGGAATCTCATCCCACCACTCATAAATCTCAGTGAGTGGCGTTCCCTCTGACATTGCGGATTTTTCACTTCTGTTAAAAACATTAAAAGGATACTTGGAACACAAATCCTTCAACTCTGGCTCATAAACAGAGCACCAAACATTCTGATTTGGAATACTTGACTTTTCCAGCTTTTCTAATACTATGTCCATCAAAGTTGTGTCCGCAAAAGGACGAATCATCTTTTGCGGGCATCTTTGAGAAGAAAGTCTTGCTTGAATAATAACTGCAACGTCTTCTACTTTTTTCATTTTTTACCTCTACAAAAGACTGTTTGGCTGGAACTTGCATGTACGCTATCAAAGTATTTCTTGACCATAGTCAAAAGTTCTTGTCGGTCGGATAATGGACCGTGTATTTCAAATGACATGTTGAGTATTTTATCCCACAATTTGTGTTTCTCAATACAATCAAAAATTTCATACTCAGAGCCCTCGCAATCTAATTTTAAGAAATCGATTTTTTCTATTTTGTTTTGTTTTACAAATTGGTCAAAACTAATCCAATCGACTTTACTTTCATTCCACTCTGCTGTAAATTTTTCTCTATTAAGATAAGTTGAAGTATCAGAATCAAAAATCGGCTTATGACCACCGGGATTTTCAACGTTCTTATAAACACCAACGGGCGCATTGTCGCCAACAATAGCTAAATTTTCAACGACGACGTTATCAAAATCTTTTGTCTTATCAAGACAGAAGTCATAATTTTCTTTTATTAGCTCAAAAGCGTGAATTTTTGATTGCGGAAACTTGTTTGCAGCCCACACAGTAAAAACACCAACATTCGCACCAATGTCAACAATTGTTAATTCTTCTGGGTCTTCTGGGTTCCAAAATTCAAATCCATAAACATCTTTCCCGATGACCTCTTTTTCCATCTTGTTGTACCACTTTTGGTTCATTTTTATCCTCTTAGTTTTTTACGAAATGGAAGTTCCGTATCGGTGACTCCAATTGTCCCGTCTCCAAGAGCCTGCTCAAGCTCTCTAACGCCCCTTACAAGCTTAATAAGCCCTTGTGGCTCTACAGAAGACAATTGGTCTGTTCCCCACATTGTTCTATCAAGAGTAATGTGTCGTTCAATAATCTCTGCGCCCAACATAACTGTAGCAACAGAAGTACCAAGACGGAATTCATGTCCACTGTAGCCAACCTTACAGCCGTAACGGTCTTTAAGGGTTTTAATGCATGACAGGTTTAACTCGTCCACTGGAGCGGGGTAACTGCTGTTGCAATGTAATAAGGCAAATTCTGTGCCCTCTTCTCTCATCCACTCAACTGCTTTATCAATCTCCTCTACGGTACTCATACCAGTAGAAACAATTAATTCTTTGTTTCTCTCGGCAGACCACCTAGAGCTAGCCCTAATCAACTCTTCGTTTGTAAGCATAGCTGAAGGGATTTTAATAAAGGGGATTTCGTAATTTGATAAAAATTGTAGGCTGTCCAAATCCCATGGAGATGCAGACCACTCAACACCCTTCTCTTTGCAGTATCTATCAATCTCGTCGTACTCATCTTTCTCAAACTCTACCTTGTATTTGTACTCAAGGTAGGTCATCGTGCCCCATGGCGTCTCTCTCATTACATTTTTTTGATGCTCTGGAACACAAACGTCTGGATTTCGCTTTTGAAACTTGACTGCATCACAGCCAGCTAATGAGGCTACATCGATAAGTCTTTTTGCGTTCTCTAGCGAGCCGTTGTGGTTAATACCAATTTCTGCGATTATGTATGTCACAATTTCTCCCGTAGAATGCCTTCATAAAGGCTACTAATGTCTGATACTATTGTAAGCGAAATTCCACTTTCTTTTAACCAATAAAACATCTCTTTTGTTGCTGCTCTAGTGGTTTCTATTTCCCAATCAAGAATGTCACCACGATTCACAAGACCTTGTGTGTTGCCGTAAAAGTGTTTGTAATTGTCTTCATCAACTTTATTATAAGTCAAATCCCATCCCAATACAACTATTTTTTTAACACCAAGATGAACCGCAGTTTGTATTACAGTTTCATACATTATGCCTGGACCACATGGTCTTTGGGCTTCCAGTGGGTAATCTTCAAACTTTTTTGTAACAGCTAAAAACTCATTGTCTATTTCTGTTCTTATTGGAATCTTAAAAAATAAGTCGTCGTGCTGCAAAGCTGACCATCTCATGCCCTTGTCATAATTTGAACTTCCTACGACAATTGGGTTTGATTCTTTATAATCGTAATGCACACCCGCGTTGGGGCTTGGCAGGTTTGAACAATTAAAGAAGTGAAAGTCTACCACCTCTGGGCAATACTCGTAGGCTTGCTTAACTGCGAAAACAAGCTTATCAGATAATTTTTCTTTTAACTGTTTCCTGCTATAGTCCTTCAATGAGGGACCACAGTTTAAGATGTAGCAAGTGTCGCCCTTATAAGAGTCTTTTAAAAGCGAGACTTTTTTCTCCAGACTTTCCATGGAGGAAAGCTTAGATTTCAATCGATTAGTGGTGCTTTTTGGAGAAGAGATAAGCGGTGTAGCTTTCTCAAAACTAAAAGAGTCTGTAAGGATTCTTTTTATGTTGTCCTTGCCACAATGGTCACTTAGCTTTTTAGAGTTGTTTTTTGCAATTGCAGCTAACTCTTCTCTATTGTCAAACGCATACCTCATTTTTTCCATCAAGGACAACACGTCAGGCTCATAATAGTTTGAACCACATTCATAGTTTGGAAGTTTATAGCACGGAGCCAAATGGCAACCAAACATCAATGCGTTTGGCTCTAGGTAATCTACATGACCACCCTTATCTGGAACAATTACCGGCTTGTTAAACGATGCAGCCTCGGCAATAGTTAGCCCAAATCCTTCGCCTCTTGTTGCTAGAACAAAACAATCACTAACATCGTAGAGATAATTTATTTTTTCCCTTGACAAAACATCTACAAGGACATAAACAGGGCAGGCGGGTGGTGTGTTTTTTTCATCCGTAAAGACCCCTGCTTTAATTGTTTTTATTTGGTCTGCTATTTGCTTAAATGCTGTTGAACCCTCTTTGCTAGTGTTATCAACGTATGTTTTAATCACCAAAGCAACATCTGTCTGGCTCTTAAATTCTGAAAAGTATGCCCTCAGCAATGGCTCAAAGCCCTTGCGGTGACCCCATTGACTCATTGCAAAAAAAGTAAACTTCCCATCGAGTGAAGGGAGTTTTACAGCCTTCTTGGCTGTATTTTCAACTGGACTGATGTAGTGCGGCAAGAGTTCAGTTTCGATACCAGTTTTTTTGTAGGATTCGCAATTCCAACGTGATGGAACAAAATTAATCTTTGTGTTGTGCTTCTCTAGCACCCCTTTCCAATACGAAGGTATTTTGTCTGTTTCCCAAGTGGTAATGCTGTGATTCTCGCTACAATTATCAATAAGAGTCTTAAAGAGGCGAAATGACTCCTTAAGTTGTGGAGGCAACCTATCCAAGTTTTCCATCCATGTCATTACCGGAGGAGGCAAATGCCAAAGAACAGAATAATCACTTTCTTGAATTTTGTCTACTATAGCCTTTGTTTTAATCTCGTGTTTTTCAATTAAATCTAGCACAGAGTCAGGTGCAGAATTTTTTTGTTCAAAATTTATTGACAGGGTAAAAAGATTGTATCCGCTTTCCCTCTCTAATTCAGATAGAATCTCCAAATAACCTCGTGCAGCAGAAGCATAACCCGAAGCATCTCGAAATTGCCCAACAAATACTAAGTTTTTCATAGTACCATTACTTGTTCTTCTGGTTCTTCAATTCCCAAACTTTCAACAAACTGACTGTTTAGCTTGCTTTCTTCAAAGGTTTCTAAAACCCACTTTTGCAAAGATTTGGAAAGCCCCTGATAGACATGATGTTCGTTTTTCATTTTACGAAGCGCCATCTTATACGAGCCCTCCCTAGCAAACGCCCATTGTGAGTTTGGTTGAATAACCCCTTCCCAATGCGCCTCTCGTTGTACAGGAAGAACATCAAAGTCCACTTTTAAGAATTTTCCTTTCTTTTTTACCTTGCCCTTCTTGTCCTTTTCTGGCACATACAAGAAGTCACATTGACCTGACCACCCGATGGTAATAATCGGTAGCCCAGCAATGGCAGCGTCAAAAAGTGGAAGACCGTATCCCTCACCGTGAGCGATGTTGATAAAAGCCTTAATTTTTTCGTGTCTGTAAAGCGCCTGCATCTCCGTTTCGCTCATGTAACCATGAAGGAGTGTCACAGAGCACTTTCGGTCCTTATACGGCGCGAGAAGAGCTTGTAGACGGTTTTGTGTGTATTGTCGGTCAATAGTGCAATTCTTGAAAGAGTTGGTCTTTACAACAAGTCCCACTTCTTGGTCGATGTTCTCCTCAACGAACCATCGAATAGCATTCTCAAAGTTCTTTCTTGGACCCCACTGGCTGACTAGAAGATAGTTAAAATCGTGCGGGAGGTCGAGTTCCACCTCTGTGGGGTTTTGTGGGCGAACAGGGTAGTTCACAACCTCTACCGGCTTCTCTAGTTTGTATGGGAATTTGTTACCGTTGCGGTCCTGTGCTTCCACCACAGTATTGACAAAAACGTCCTTAGAGTGGTTGCTAACAACGATTATCTTGTCCATAACCTCGTTACACTTCTGTAACCACTGTGGGGCAACCTTCGTTGTCTCAATGCCCGCTGTATAACCAATGTTGACCGGAGCCATCTTTTCAAATTCGTTTGGAATAGTAACCTGAAGGGAGATGTCAAACTGTATCTGACCAGCGTTGATGTAGTGTGCCGTTTTTTGAATTGTTTTAATTAACCACTCTCTTTCTTCGTCATCTTCGATAATGTGGTTTGACTTTCCCCATTCCAAATTCATAAGATAAATGTCGAAAAGGTCTGGTCGTGAGCGAAGTGCTCTGAGAGCAAATCGTGTTTGTTCTCCGTATCCAGTTTGTGATAGGGCTGGACCCTTTACAATAATCTTCTTCATACTGATAGTTGCTCCCAAGCCTTGTATCCTTTGCGGGTATCCCAAGAACCATTCTCTTCAAGAACTTCGTCCATAAACTCTACCCAGTTTTTCTCAAGCTGTTCAAAGGAGTAGTTCTTCTCAACGTGCTTTCTGCCCTCTTCACCTATTTGGCGGCGAGCTTTGTGACTCTTTGACCACAGTTCATAAAGAGCGTTAACAAGGTCATCCTCGTTCATTCTATCCTCGCGGATAAATGGAATTTCTTGCGAGCCAATAATTGCTTTTGAAGCTGGCTCAATCCCAACGCCAAAAAAGTTTTTGCCGTCCGTGACTTGCTCTTGAAGACCACCCGTCATGTTAACAACAATAGGCGTTCCACAAGCAAGGGATTCCAATGTTGCGAGACCAAAACCTTCAGCATCTGAAATGTTTACAGTTACATCACAGGCGTTGTACAGTCTTGCAAGGGCTGCGGCTGGCATTTTTTGTCTACTAAACTTTACCTGACCGTCTGTTAAACCTAGCTCCTTAATAATCGCATCCAAGTCCTGACCGTGTGGGTCTTTAGTGTCGGTGTGCATGATAAGCACAGCCTGATCGTCTCCAACACGGTCCAAGAATTTCTTAAACCAAAAAATAAGTGAGCCAGATTGTTTACGTCTCGCGTTTCTATTGTTCCAAAAAATTGTAAACTTATCTGCGTCTTCGCCAAAGTTTTCTTGTCTAAACTTCTGCCTTTCTTCTTCTGGGAAGAGTGAAAAGTCCGGTGGCACAGCGTGAGGAATGTACTTGCGCTTTACCTCTGGTGCTACCGTAGCAACAATGTCATCAGTAACTTTGCTGATGGTTGCAATAGCATCGTTAGAAAGGTAGAACTTTCTATTGAACTTTGGATAAGGGTAGTTGTCCCAAACATGGTAGTATACCAGAGGACAGTGTGAGCGAATCTCTTCTTCGATTTCCCACAACCAAGCCCAAAAGCGTGGGTCGGTCATAATCCAAACAGCGTCGGGTTTCTCTACCCAAAGCGCTTCTCTGACTATGTGAACGTCTCCATACCCTTTAATTGGGTAAATGATTAAATCATCTCCCCATTCTTGAGTTTTTTGCGGCTGGTAGTTCTCATGTTGAATAGCCCCGCCAAAGCACAGGAACTTATATCGTCCGGTCTTCAGCAGGGCTTCAACGAAGTATTTGGTTTGTGTGCCGACACCCGAAGGTGACATTGGGTGGTCAGATAAGACCAATATTTTTTTCTTCTGTATGTCCTCTGGCATGTTTATCCTATGTACAATGTGGAGTATTGAAGAACTCGCACTTTTGACAAGATAAACGGTTCTTCATATGGTTTTGTGTATTCACATTGTACAAGGCTTTTTTCAACAAGTTAAGTGCATTTGTGGTTTTTCTTGGACCGGAAGTCACACGGAAAATTTCCACCTTTTGTCCAACCTTTGCTGTGCGTTTCAGCAGGGCAAAGTGCGTCTCAATCTGGTCAAGTGGAATACCCATTTTCTGCGACCAGTAGCGCTTGTACAATGTGAGTTGGTAAGTCACCATACGGTCAGAACGCTTCTTTGCATCCCAACCCCAAGAGCAAGACTTATAATCAATAATGTGATACTTGCCGTCCTTGGTTTTGATGATAAGGTCGATGTACCCCTTGAACTTATAATCAGCATCAGTGAATTCACCAATGCCTTCCATAAGGGTATCTTCTGCTTTTACAAACTCAAAGTCAGTTCCAAAGTATTTGTCAAAGCCAGCATCAAGTTCTTCGGTGATGGCAAGACCTTGGTTGTAAAAATCTGTGATTTGTTTCTCGGTAAACTTCTCACCGTTCTTCTCTAAGGTTTTTAACTGCTTGCGGAACGCCTCTCCAAAGAAAAACTTTTTATCTAGTTCTCGACCAGACTCAAAATACTTTTCACAGACGGAGTGAATAGCAGAGCCAAAGCCGGTAAAAATGTTGCCTTTGAACTTTCTAACTTTATCCTCGTAGATAAGTTTACGAGCGTAAGGACAGAAATCCCACTTAGCGAGTTCAGAATACGAAATGTGAGCCATGTATACCTCTTCTGTTGTGCTAACAATATAACACCACAGGAGTGCGTTGTCAAGGGTTTTTGTCTAAATCTTTGAATGCTTGTGCGTAGCCTCTAATAAAATTTTCTTCTGCCACGACTGAAAGGAACTCTGGAAACTCATCTGCGAAGATTTTTACTATGTCTTCAACAGTGACTTCAGGTTCTTGTGGGTGGAGTGTTTCACCAATGTAATCAACAATGAGTTCTTTTAGCTTTGTCTCTCTCTTGACAAAAACGTGTTTGAGGTCGTTTTCTACAACCTGCTCTTCTGTTATTGTTTCCATTATAATACCTTTGAAGCAAGGGTTGCTACTTTGGAGCGTTCGCCCTTTTGCAGCGAGATGTGTCCTGCTAACTCATAAGGCTTGAACTTTTCAAGTGCATAAGTTAGACCGGATGAGCGTGCATCGATGTAAACGTTATCGATTTGCTCAACGTCGCCTGTGAGAA